CCCTAGGGGGTACCTCTCGTTTCGCCCGGTAGGCCGCCTCGCTCAGATTACGCGTAAGTTTCTGGAAAATAACCGGTCTATAACGGGTTGTTACGACATTCTAGTTTAAATCGAACAGTATTCTTTTAAAGGCGGTGAATTAGGTGGGTGCTCGCGGTCCGGCTCCGAAAAGTCCTGAACAATTGGCCGCGCGCAGTAAAACCGCTGCCGATAAAGCCCATATCCGCATTGTCACCAGCGAAGTTGTCCCCGCACCCGACTTGCCTGCATTCATGCCCGGCGGTAAGATAGACGAAGATACCGGCGAGATAGGCCGCACCGAATGGCCAGAGCAAACACTCACCTGGTGGAAGTGCTGGACCGAAGATCCACTTACCGACGACTACAGAAACTCTGACTGGCTCGATCTACTAGACTGCGCCCTGATCCATGGGCGGCTGTGGAATGGTGACGATAAAGCTGCGGGTGAGCTGCGGCTACGTATGAGCCGTCACGGTGCGACCAAGGACGACCGGGCCAGGCTGCGCATCACGTATGCTACGGCTGACCTCACAGAGAAGCGCGCAGGTACTCCTGCTAGCGCACCGTCCCGGCCAAGCGCTAAAGAACGGCGCGGTGGTCTGCGTTCGGTTCCACAGACGGCGGACGATCTGGCACCCTTTTAACCTTGCGGAAGTGTGTTCCCTTCTCACCGATCGGTAAGTACATCCCTTTCTCCTCCTGGTACCGAGTGGGAGATGCCTGGCTAGCACCGTTAAGCCATTACGACCGGTTCCGCTTGCTTCGGTAAGTCCAGGGCCGGTCTTCAACGCGGGGTAGTTCAGAGGTAGAACGTTGGGCCCATAACCCAGATGTCGCCGGTTCGATTCCGGCTCCCGCCACTACCGCCCATTGACTCTGTCCCTGGGTTTAAATCCTAATAGTTCAATGGCAGAATGACCGTCTCCAAAGCGGTGGATCAGGGTTCGAGTCCTTGTTAGGGTGCCCACGTGTTAAAAAACGCTGGATAGTTTTACACGTTTTCCGTATATGTAAAGAAGGTTAGCAATGCCACCACGTAAACGCAAGCCCGCTGAGCCACCTAAGCCGCCGGTTACCGATGAAGAGAAGTACACAGAGCAGTGGCACGATAAAGACGGTAACCCCGTTTATCACCAGCCGTCTCCCAAACCCGTGTAAACAAACCAGAAGGGCGGATGGCCGTGCCATTTAAGCCCGAGTTTGACGGCGAAGTTCCCACTCTTGGATTTGCTCTAATAGACTGGTATGCGGAAATGCTGGCCTCCCCCGACCGGGAGGATTATGAGCCTTTCATCCTGTACCTGGAGCAAGAAGATTTCATCCTTAACTGGTACTCCCTGGACCCTAAAACAGGCCGCAGAGCATATACCAGGGGGGTGCTAGGCCGTCCTCGTGGCTGGGGCAAGTCTCCCATGCTCGGATGTATTGCCCTTGGTGAGGCTCTTGGTCCCGTAGTTTTTGACGGCTGGGACGCTAACGGCCGCCCTGTGGGAAAACCATGGAAGACGATTCGCCAGCCGATCGTGCATATCGCCGCAGTGTCGGATGAGCAGACCAAAAATACTTGGGACCCCATGATGAGCATGGTGCGGGAAACTGCGCCAGTCCACGACCACTACGCCATTACCCCCTACGACTCTTATATGGACCTGGAGTACGGGCAGGTAAAGCGTGTTACCTCGTCCGCCCGAACACTTAAAGGCGCGCGTCCTGTGTTCGCCGTCCTAGACCAGACCGAAGAATGGGTTCCCAGCAATGGTGGCCCCAAACTTGCAAACGTTATCCGGTCCAATGTGGGTAAAGTCGGCGGCACGTCGCTAGAATCCCCCAACGCCTATATCCCCGGTGAGCTTTCCGTAGCGGAATCCTCCGCCAACTATTGGAAAGACATCCAGGAGGGGCGGACATTAGATGACGGCCTTCTTTATGACCATCGCGAGGCGCCTTCGGACACTGATATGGGCGATCACGATTCGTTGCTCGAAGGTCTGCGTGTCTCCTACGGGGACTCCAGTGCTGATATTCGCGGGTGTGTACTACACGAACCGCCGTGCACTCCAGGCCACGCTGACATCGAGCGAAACATCCGGACGATTTGGGACCCGGCGTTCGATCCGCAGGTGGCGCGGTCCGATTATCTAAATCAGATCGCTGAAGCCTCAGACAGCTGGATACCGCAGAAACCGCTTATCGCGTGTATCGAGCGGTACAAAACGTGTACACCTTTGACTGACGGGGATACAATTGTTCTCGGGTTCGATGGGTCACGGGGACGTAACAAAGGCAACCCCGACGCTACCGCCCTTGTGGGCTGCCGGGTGTCGGACGGCCTCATATTTGAGATAAAGATCTGGCAGGCCAGCCAGGGAGAGAAAGACTGGCTGCCTGACATCTTTGAAGTCGATCTCTACATCAAAATGGTGTTCGAGAAATTCAACGTCGTTGGGTTTTACGCAGATCCTTCCGGCTGGAGCGAGCACGTAGCGCGGTGGGAGTCCCCTAAAATGTACGGCCGCAAGCTGCGGGTTAAAGCCAGCCAGAACAGCCCGATAGCGGCGTGGCCCCGGGGTAAAGATTCCCGGGTAACGGAGTATTTGCGCCGCTTAAAGCAGGCTATTGTCAACAATGAGATACCAATTCAGGAGTCAGTGATGTTATACAGGCATTTTCTGAACTCCCGAATGCGTAAAACACGGCTAGGATACCAGATATACAAATCTTATCCCGATAGCCCGGACAAAATAGACGGGGCGTATGCCGCAATGCTTGCGTATAAAGCACGAACTGACGCATTATCCGCTGGTATCGGCCAAACTAGGCGCACGCAGGGCGCAAATACAACGATAAAGAGGGGCAGGGTTACGGTATCTTGAGTATCAAGTCTCTCGAACAGAAGTTACAGGCACACAATAACGATAATCGCCTTCTGGAGCAGTATTACGAGGGCTGTGTCTATGTAGACAAGCTTAATATTTCGGTGCCTCCCATTCTTCAGCACATTAATACCTCCATCGGCTGGCCCGGTACGTGTGTAAACGTGCTTGAGGAGCGGCTGGACTTCCTGGGGTGGGACGACAACGGTAAATACGACCTAGAGACGACCTTCATTGATAACTCAATGGACAATGAATCGTCGCTGGCGAATGTCGACACCCTCCTCTATGGAACGGGCTTTATCTCTGTTTCCACAGGCTTTAAGAACGAGCCTCCCGCCATTATTACCGCTGAATCTCCCTTACACACCACGGGTGTGTGGGATAAACGGACTCGCAGGCTTACCGAGGGTTACACGCGGTACCGGGATGAAGATGGCAACCTGACCAAAGCGGTTTTCTACGAGGCTGATCAGACCACCTACCTGCGCCGCGCCAGTGAGAGTGCACCGTGGAAGGTCGAGTCTGTTGACCGGCATAAACTAGGACGGGTGCCGCTAGTGCGACTGCCTAACCGTGCCAGGGCAGGCCGTCCAGGCGGTAAGAGTGAGATCACCCCCGCCATCAGGTCATACACCAACACCGCCGTGCGCACCCTGCTGGGCATGGAGGTCAACCGGGAGTTCTTCCAGGCACCACAGCGCTACGTGCTGGGCGCCAAAGAGGATTCCTTCGTAGACGGCTCCGGTAACCCCATCCCCGGCTGGAAAGCCATTATGGGCTCCCTGTGGAACCTTGAGCGTGACGAGGCCTGGGCCGCAGAGCACCCCGAAGACTCCAACGGCGGTATGCCTAAGGTCGGGCAGTTCCCCTCCAACCCGGCGGGTCCCTACCTGGAGCAGCTGGCAGGCTTAGCGCAGCTTGTGTGCGCAGAGTCAGGCATGCCTTCCATGTACCTGGGCTTTACAACGACAAACCCACCGTCCGCCGATGCCATCCGGGCTCTTGAAGCTCGTCTGGTGAAGAGGGCTGAACGGCGCCAGAGTGCGTGGTCTCCCGGCTATGCAGAAGTTGGCCAGATAGCTGCCCTGATCACGAAGGGCACACTGCCTAAGCGGTCTGAGATTGAGGTTAGCTGGCGCGATGCGTCTACCCCAACCAAAGCTGCGGATGCAGATCGGGCAACTAAGCTTGTCGCTTCTTCTATTATCCCCGCCCATTCCCGGGTGACGTACGAGATGGCCGGTCTCACCCCGCGCCAGATTACTCAAATCGAATTGGATATAGCAGAGCAAGAGGCGAAAGCCGCCGTTGAGCCTGACCCACCGCCAGTACCCGGTATTGGTACCCCCATTACCGCTGCTGCGCCTGTTGTCGCACAGCCCTAATACTTTTCCGGCACGAGCCGGAGAGAAAAACCCACGCACCGTGGGAATCCGCGAAGGAGAAATAAAATGTCCGCTGACACTACAGATGTAAAAACCGATACTGGTACTGATGAGGCTAATGAGCCACTTCGGGATGAAGGTCTTAGGGCTTTGCGCGCGGAACGCGCGGAGGGTAAGAAACTTCGTAAGCAGTTAGAGGATTTGCAGTCTAAGTGGGACTCTGCCGAAGCTGAAAAGCTTTCCAAGGAAGAGCAGGCTACCAAGCGTGCGGAGGCCGCAGAGGCAGAAGTGCAGCGATTCAGGCAAGAGCGTGAACTTGACGTTCTTAAAGCGGACGTAGCTAAGGCTAAAGGCGTTCCCGCTGATCTACTGGCAGGTATAGACCAGGCCTCCCTTGAAGCCTTTGCAGACCGGCTCGTAGAGCACATGGGGCCCCAGAAACCGGAGCCCAATCCTTTCCTTGGCAGCGAGTCCGCTGCTGGGGATTCCGATAGCGACGCCAAGTCCATTCTGGGCTTCGGCTAAAACATAGAAAGAGTCTAAACATGGCTACCAAGCTCTCAGGGACCGGCACTAACGGTCTTGCGAATGGTACCGGCGGTGCGAATGTTCTCCCCCGCTCGGTATCGACCGACATCTGGAAAAAGGCTAACGCCCGTTCCATTATCCCCAACCTGGCTACCTCTAAGCCAATGATTCTGGGCGAAAATACCTTCCCAGTGCTGACCGCCCGCCCGGCGGCCTCCATTGTTGGTGAAGGT